CTCCACGGTGTCGTGTCCCTTGATACGCTCCAGATCTGAGAAGTCGTAGGACGGATTGACCGCGATAATAGCGGCATAGCCCAGATAAAGGTGCAGGCCGAAGTCGAACTCGGCAGCGGCAGAAATCGACATGTTTTTCATGCCTGCGGCGGCTTTCTTCTTGGCCTCTGCTGTCGCAAACAGAACGCCGTCGATCTCGTTAGTGTCGTAGGACACTTCGCTGACTTTCTCCCCGTTGATCATGATTGGGTTTTTCAATGTTAATTTTTCCATGGTGTGCTCCTTTCTGATTTTTGAAAAAGTGGTCAAAAAAAGAAGGGCCACCGGTCGCCTTGTTGACCGGTTGGCCCCTCATTCTGGCAGTTTAAAGAAGGTTTGCGATCTTCTTGTAGTAGTCCGTACCGTTGACGCGCAGGATCTGGCTCAGGCGATCCACACATACCACCTCGACGCCGTTCGCGTATACCTGCATACGGCTGACGTTGTAGGTGTTCTCTGCCTCGGTCGCGTTGCCTACCTCCACGCCCAGCTCCGGGAACGAGCCCGGCATGGTACGAACAAACGCCTTGCAGCCCTCGACTGCCTCGGAGCCGTCGGACTTGACGACGTTCTGCACCCAGCGGAACTCGAAGCTCTGCTTCTGGAGTCTGTTCATTCTTTTGAGTCCGTTGTCTACGCCGATCTTGGTGATCGAGAGCTCCATGTTCTCCAGAAGCCCGATCAGTGGCACGGTCATGTTACCCATGGCCTGCACGTCGGCGGTTAAAAATTCGATACCCGGAAGCGTGAAGGCGACGTCCTTCGCCACCAGTGTGCTGTCAGCGTATACAGTGTCAGCAACTACCGGGCCTTTAATGTCTAACCAGTTTGCCATTGTTTGCTACCTCCTTCTTTATTCACTCTCAAAAAATGACTGGAAGCCCTCGTCCGTGTAGCATACGCGGGCAGTTGCGGACTTCATAGGCGGCGTGTTGGTGACGGTGAAGTCCCAAACGAAGTCGCCGTTCATCATGCTGCTGGTAGGGTTCGCGGTTTCCACAAACTCCACGGTAGGAGTGCCGATCAGGGCGCCGATCCCGCTCAGGGTGTCCAGCTTTTCCTTCTCTGTGTTGAGGATCGTCTCCTTGTCCTGCGGAGTGATAGGCTGGTCGATCTCGGTTCCGTGATCCTGCTGGAAGCGGTTCGTGATATACATGAGCATACGAATGTTCACGTCGAAGATCGAGCGGGCGTCCATGCTGCCGTTGTAGGTGTACGCAGCAGTGTGAGGGCCCCAGAGCACCCACTGGCCGCCCCAGAATACGGCGGTAGTGATTCCCTTTTCGTTCAGGGAGTTGCCGGTCTGCTGGTCGAAGCCGCGGTTCTTGGAGTTCTCACCGAAGAACTGGCCCGTCGCCATGATCTCCTTGTTTGAAGGAGATTCAAACGGCACGGCGTCGTGGCTCAGGTCTACGCGCTGCATAGTTGCGGTACCGACGGTGCTCAAGTGGAACACGCGGCCGCTGCCGTCCGTTACCTTTGGCCAGTACACCTTGGAGTATTCGCTGGTGTAGCCCTTTTCCTGCTGCCATTTGATTGCCTTCTCGATCGTGTTGATCTCGGCGTCCCCGTCGGTGAGAGGAATGTCCGCGTTGACGAAGCCGTCCCAGTGTCCGTTGAGCTTCTGGACGATCGACACCATAGCTCTGTAAACGGCAGGAATGTGGCTCCAGCCCGGAGCCGCCAGAATATTGAGCACGACGTTCTGGTACTGGTAGAGCAGTTTCAGAGCGCTCAGTCCGGTGTATTCTCCGTTCTCTGTGGTCTGCCCGATAATGTCGGACTCGTCCACCTTGGAAGGATCCACCGTGTTGTAGCTGACGGAGATCTTCGCTGTTTTAGGCTCAGCGGCCAGCTGCACCACAACGGTGCCTTTGGTGAAGTTGTAGCTCAGGGTGTAGTCCACGCCCTCGGCCATGTCCTCGATCGCGAAGGTGTCCAGAATGATGTCGTCACTCTCGAACTCTGCCCTCTGGTTTGCAAAGGTCAGCTCCTTGGTTGTCTTTGTTTCAGCTTTGCAGGCCGTAGGATCCAGCACGTTAATAACGTAGATCGGGCCGACGTTGCCGACGGTGTTGTCGAAGTGCTCCGCGAAGGCTTCGCAGAGTGTGAACTTGTCCCAGTCTCCAGCATATCCGAGCTTGCTCTGTGCTTCGCTCATGTTGGAGATTTTGATCGGCATGTTAATGAGATCCGCGTCGGCGTAGCCTCTGATCAGGTTCACCGGTGCGGTGCCGATATATGCGGCCACCACGTCGGCCTGAGTGGCTGCCTGCACTTTGCTTTCGGTGATTTCACCGAGCGCGCCATGTTTGTATGCCATAGCTTGTTACCTCCTTGTGGTTATAATAGATTTTGGTAAATTTCCGGTGTACTGTGCACGACTCCGGCCTCCAGCGTGAAGGAGATCCAGTTGTGCCAGTACGGGTAGTAGTCCCAGATGTTCCCGTCCTCGGTGAAAAGCCCGAACTTTATCCCGGCTTCCTTGACGATCCGGTGGCCCTCTATGTACTCCGTGTTCTCCAGTGCTCTGAGCACCAGATCCGCGAAGTTGAAGGAGTCCCTCCAGCCGTCCATGTTCCGGGTGTATGTCTCGGCCGCCTCACCGTCTGCGCGGTAGTACGAATAGCCGCCGATCGCCGCGTCGTTTTTTTGCGGCTGGAAGATTTCGGCCCCGTGCGTGCCGGGGTTCCAGCAGGCAAGGCAAAAGCGGAACTGGAGCTGCCGCTTGCTCTTGATTAGGTCGTCGTTTCCTTCCACGAGCTGCACACAAACAGACGGGATAGGAGCGGGGACGCTCGGCGGCAGTCTGTCTTTGCCCGGAAGGTAGAGAGGGAACGCCGTCGGGTGTGTGTACTCCACCTCGTAGTCTGCGTCGTTCCGATCGTCGTCTGGCACTTTGAGCTCGATCTGGCCGCATACGTTGGCGTTGAGCCAGTTCGTCAGCTTGTCTATTGTTTGCACCAGTGTCATGTCCTCGCCTCCTTACTGTGTGCGGTTTTGGCGTAGTTCCACCTCAATGAGTCCCATGTGTTTGCTGGACGTGACGACGATCAGCTCGCGCCCGTCTATATTGAGCAGACGCCCCGGTTCTAGGCTTTTCGGTAGGTCGCTTTCTTTCGCCATGAGTACCATGTCGGCCTCGATCATGCCGTGGATCCGGTTGTCTCCGACTTTGGCGAGTCTGTTCTGGACGTCCTCGTCAATCACGACGAGGATCCTCTGGCCCTCTACCCGGTGGAACTCTGCGAACTCGTCGAGGTTCAAAAAAACAGAGGTGAGATCCTTCTGGATCTGCTCCTTAAAACTCACGGCCTTATTCTCCGGCCGTTTCTCCGGCGTCGTCCTCAGCTTTTGCAGCTTCGGCGCCTTCGATCAGGGCGATCACTTCGCTTTTGGTCTTGGCTGCGCTTGCGTCTACGCCCAGCGCTGCAGCAGCCTTGCGGAGTTCTGCCATTTTCATGTCGGCATAGGCTGTGGCCTGCACCGGTTCCTCCACCTTGACGGCCACACCGGCAGCCACGAGCTCGTCCTCGCGCTTTTCGGTGAGAGAGAACGGAGCGGAGTGTGGCGTCATAGCCTCCACCACGCCGTCCACTTTCAGGCCGTAGGTGCCTTTGATCATCTTGATCATGCTGTTGCCTCCTTTACTCAGGATCGGCAGCGTCCAGATCCGGCAGGTCGTCGGGATCCACTTCACCGCCAGCCTCTACCTCAACGGCTGCGATCGCTTCCACGAGCTCAGCCTTTTTCTTGCAGCCGGTCACGTCAATGCCGAGATCCCCGGCGAGGTTTTTCAGCTGCTCCACGGTCATGCTTTCGAGCTGTTCCGTCGCGAGGTGGCCGGTGATCGTTCCGTCGTTCTGAGTTTCAGGATCCTGCGCTGCGTCGTTTGCAGGTGCGGCAGCTTTGGACTGCTGCACATACTCAGCCACGCCCAGAGAGACGAGGCGGCCAGCCTGAGCAGCGTCGCACTCAAACGGGCCATGCTCCGGCGTTTTCAGAGCGTGGCGAGGGTTTCCGTTGGCGTCTGTGTATTTGATACCGCAGCCGCCGTGTGTGATTTTAATTACTGCCATGTCCGTGCTCCTTTCTGCCTTTGATTAGTCCAGCACCTTTGCTGTGATAAACGGGTTCTCGTTGTTAGGCATACAGAGAGGCGCAGAGCTGAGGATCAGCTCGCGGACGTTGTGGTTTGCGTCGCTGAGATACTTCGGAACGTCCACGCCGGTGTAGGTGTGGAACTCGCCGTCGGACTGCTCCACCTGAGTGATCGCGCCGTAAACGGTGCGGCCTGCTGCCGGTGCGCCCACTGCGATATGTCCCGCAGGGATAAAAGGCTTCACGGTGCCGTCCACGTCGGTGTAGGTGTCCTCGTAGCTCAGGAAGTCGATCATGCGGCCTTTGATATTCAAGCGGGCGATCTTGGAAGCCCCAGAAGGGAGAGTAGCAGGATCCACGCCGCCGATCTGGTAGTTGCGGTTGTCGAGCAGTTTCAGGATCCACTCATTTGCGAGGATCACGTCTGCCACGTCGGGAGCTACCAGCACTTCGGTGGCTGCCAGTCCGCGAGAGGTCAACATGTAGATCATGGCGGCCACGTCGCTGAGCATTTGCTTCCCGGAGGCTTCGCTGGTGTCCCAGTTAGCTGCCGGAGTGTAGACTGCCGGGTTCTTCTCGCTGTCGTAGAAGCGCACCTCGCGTTCCTCGAAGTTGTGAAGGTCGTCCACGTATTCGTCCATAATGCAGCCGTTGGTGAAGATTACCTCGGCGGCCATGGCCTCCTTGCGTCTCATGTTCATGGCGCGGAGTTCGTCGAGATCTCCGAGCATGATCACGCCCTGCCTCTGCTGAGGTGTCAGCTGAGTGTAGAGAGCTTCGCCGAAGCCTCTCTTTTTCAGGTCGTCAATGGTGAGCGGACGCTTTGGCGCGATATAAGAAGGCGTGAAGCGCTTCATGGTGTAGCCGTCGCGCAGAATTGTGATGCCGCCCTTTCTAGGTGCCACGAACGGCGCCGCCTTCTTGCTGCCCTTTTTGTACTCCACCAGCACGTCGTCAGTGGCGAAAATGTCGCTCGCTGCATTGGTCGGGAAATAACGGTCGAGCAGGAAGGTGTGGAGAGGCGGGAGCTGCTGCACGGAGGCGAGCAGCGTGTGGGTATCATAATAATTAAAAGCCATTTGTCTTTCCTCCTTGTCTTAGACTTCCACGGCGTCAGAGATCAGGATCCCCGCAGAGCGGAGCGCCTCTTTGTCTGCGTCCGTGATTTCGTAGCCGTCGGCCACGATCAGCTTGTTGCCGTTGAAATGTCCGGTGCGGTATGCGATCGCGTGAATTGCGTCGCCCTCTGCGGATCCGGTGTCTACCGCTTCGGCCAGCACTGCGTTGGCTTTTCCGGTAGTGGTTGCACCGATCAGCTCCATGCTGTCTGTGCCTTTTGCCAGTAACGCGCCACGGGAGAGCACGCCCTGACCGGCCTTTACCTGCACACTGAATACCTCAGCGGCCGGGTATGAGCCGTTGATCAGATTGTCGAAGCCTACGGCTCCGAGGTTCTCGTCGAGTCTGCTCATTAGTTGGTACCTCCTTTGCTGGTTTTATAGGCGTTTACTACCGCCTGAATGTCTGCCGCGTCCTGCTCCTGAGTGGTAGCAGGTGTGCCGCTGTTAGGTGCTGCCCCTACGTCTGCCGCTCCAGAGTTTGCTCCGTCCGCTGCGTAGTTCGCGAGAAACTGCTGTCCCTGCGCTGCGCTCTGCTGCATTACGCGGAAGCAGAGCTCCTGAGCTGTGCACGGGTTTTCTCCGTACTTGGCGTCGTGTACGAGCTGCGGATCCGGGATAGAAGCCGCGATAGAGTCGATCGCTTCGAGGCGCTGGCGTTCTGCTGCGGCTGCGTTTTCGGCGGCCTCAGTCTGCGCCCCGCTTCTGGCGGTCTGTTCGATCTGGTTCACCAGATCAGGTTCCTGCGCTCTGAGTTCTTCGAGTGTCATGTGGTTTTTACCTCCTTCTGTTTTT